GGCGAATACGACCATAGTCCTGAGTCCTCCTGGCTAGTGCGAATCGAAGTCCCATCAAATAGCGACGCTCCGTCTTTTGGTTGCTCTTTGGTTGCCACTCCGAGCTCGACCAGCCTCTCGGAGAGGGTCTGGTGCTCGCTGATCCACAGGTGGCCTGGTTGTTTGGATTTGGGCCGGAGGTTGCGAAACCATTCCCGGTCATGCTGCGGGGTGGGGATCAGCACTCGAGTCCACAGAGGGCACTTCTCAAGGATCTGGACTGTCGCTTTGTAGGCCGCGACTCCGGCAGGATTTGGTTCCTCCTTGTCGTGCTTCTCGTCAGTGCCCATGCGTTTATGCTCGATCTTTCGCGACATGGGCGGCGTGAAGCAGTCGATCAGCACCAGTTCGATCTCGCTGTCGTCAGGGAGCATGATGCGGATCACGTTGGGGGACAATGCGAACATGATCCGTGCGCGGGTCATCAGGCCTAGCAATCGTGGGCAACGCATGGGCGTCAATCCTTTGGGGTGAGTGTGAGCGCAGGGTTTCCTACCAAGCGGAGCTGCTCGACGAGCGATCGGAGCAATTCGGTTTTCTTTGGCTCGCCGGAAGCATGGACGAAATGGGCGTCGGGCAAAATCCGGTTGAATTCTTGGTTCCAGACCTGACAGTTCTTTTGAGGCGACAGCATTCGCTTCGCGACTTGCATTCGATGAAAGTTGATCCCTACCAAGGTTTGCTCGGAGACATGGCCAGTGGGAATCGGCAGCGTCGGAGGCTTCCACACATCCGCACCGTGCTGCTTGCAATGAACCACTCCCGAATTTAGGGATTGAATGAAAAGCCTAGAGACTGGCCGGTAGTCGATGCAGCTCGAAACCGACTTGACCGACGCTTCCACCCAAGATGTCGCAGGCAGGTAATCGAACTCGTCGTGAATCGAAACGCTCGCTTGCGTATGGAAAATCGATTCGCCGGCCGATTCGGTCACAAGCACATCGGCATCAAGGTAAAGCGTTTCTTCGTACTGTTTCGCGAATGCATGAACTCGGAACTTCTCGAGGCCCCACCAGCCCTGGGTGGTATTCTTCAAGGCGACAAAATCCGCACCGCAGGCCTCGGCGTAGGCTCGCATCGGGCCCTCGGTGTATCGCAGCCACTCACGAGCTTTGCCGGTTGCGACGGTGATCACAAGACGCCGACCGCCCTTGATGGTATCATTCACAGGGCGAAACCAAGCCACTTGCCCGGCCGCAGCAATCCTCGACCAGATCTCGCGAGCGCGGGCAAGTGGCACTTGGGGGTGCGAGTGATCGACATCGATCCTCTCGTTGATGGCGTTGTGCAGTTCGACCCCCCAATAGAAAAATGAATCGGGACCCACGAGTACTTCGTCTGTCAGTGGAAACGTTTCCAAGGTCGCCTGGATGTGGACCGCACAAGAGCACCCGGGCGGAAGACTCCACCGAAGCCACTCGGCGAACCATTCCTTGGCCTTGGCCGGATCCCAGTCGTTGGCATTGCGAAACGAGTACAGATGCAGTGCTGGCCAACCGAGGTCCCGTTGCTCGGGCTCTAGGTACAGATCCTCGCCAAATTCGTGAGTGACACCACTGATGCCATCGACGGTCTGGGCGAGGAAGGAACCTTCGCGGATTGGATGACCGAACATGTCTTGCATCAGGAAAGCTCCACGGTCCATTCGGTGGGGAATGCAGTCGGGGGCAGAGAGCCAGGCGTGACTATTCCTGAGTCGGTTGATCCGGTCAGTGTTTGTTCAAAACCACTTGAGACATTGACGAAATTCGGAGGATCGCAAAACGGATCGTCGCAGTCGGTCGGAGTGCAAATACTGTTTTCTGCATCTTCAAGACCTCCAGTGTCAGTCGGCAATTCATCGAAGGCATTGCAGACGAACGCAGGAGGATCGGCAAAGGTAGGCGTAATCGCCGAGATGCTGGCTGCACACTGCGGGCCGCAGCTCAAGCCCACAGCGTTGGATGTGTTGAAGACCATCGGGAACTCGAGGGTGGCGACCGAGCGACGCAACACGAGACGAAACGGGTGCAGAGTGACGGACAACAGCGATGGGTTGAACGGCGGCGGTGATCCAACAGGCCAGAATTCGCTACTCCCGGATTCGCAAGTAGTACTCAACGGGAAGTCGCAAAAGGACGCTGAGGAAACAACGGTGGTTTGTGACCCTTGAGTGTATTGCGTCCCCCAGGTCAGTCCGATTTGCCCATCGATCACAAGTGCCAAACGATAGCGGCACTCGTCCGTTTCGTCGCATCCATAGCGAGGCTGAGTCCGGCTGACGTAGAGTCGTGCTGTCGTGATCCCCGCGCGGAGACGCCAGCCCTGTGCGCATCCGAAAGCCTCTTGAACATTGCTTCGGCATGTCTCGATTGGGCCGATGATCTTGCAAGTCCCCGGGAGGCTGGGATTCGTGCAGATCGCCCAGTGTTTCTGGACGGATGTGAAATTCCGCTGATAGCGTCGCCATCGGTACAGACCGTTGATGTCACTCAGATCGTTCGGAGCAGCTCTCGGGAAAGCGGTGATGCTCGAGCAGCATCCGTTGACGGTCGCAAAACTGGCATCGTACGCCACGGCAAAGGGCAGCAGTCCATTGTTGCCAGTCACCTGCATGCTGTAGAGACGGTCAGACAGCTTTGGTTGTCTGCATGCGTCTCGGCAGCGGTAGCACTTCTTTTGCGAGCCGTTGGCGTCGCACCACGCACAGGTCAATCCTTCTATGGTCGTCGATGTCATTGGCTAGCTTCCCACACACCAAGGATGGATCACTCGCCAGAAACCAGTGTCGTAAATCGCCCAGCCTTTATCACCGTTTACTTGCCAAGTGGCGATGTTGAACGAATCTAGGATCTGCGTCGAGTAGCCTGCGATTGTCGCTGTGGCGGAGCCAGCAGCCCAATTGGTCGTGAGTGTGTAACTGGCTTGCATGGCCCGGCAAGACAAATCCCAAATCCCAAAACCAGCATCCCCAGAGAGTCCAGAAGTGTTGGCGACGATCTTTGCCAAGCCGAATGCACTACCGACTACCGATCCAGCGATCGGCATCACGAATCCGCTTGCGATCGAGTAGTCCGCCACCGCCAGTCCAGCGATAGCAACCCGACCGAATTTGAGGTGTGGGATTGGCTCGACCGTGACAGCCATGGATTCAAAATGAGGATTGGCCCCACTGATCAGAGGCGTCAGGGCCTTGAGGGTGTAGTACCCTTTTTGGTAACTTGGATCTTTGCGAGGGCTGGCCTCCTGGCTCGATACTCCAGGAGGGTTTCCAGCCTGGGGGATCAAAGCAGCCTTGCCGATTGCCAGATTCGCACCGGTTTCATTCTTAGCGATGACATGTCCAGGCCCGAGGCCATCGAGGCCAGGCACCCCGAACGAAGCAGCATTGCCACGCGCAGCCTCGATGAGCTTCGTGATCTCTCTTTCACGGCTTGCCGATGGTCGGAATTTGTCGCCTGGAAATGTCATGATGGAAGGGGTTAGATTCCTAGCAAGGCAAAATTGCCCTCTTCGTACACTCGCTCGACGTACACTCCGCGAGGACGCCTGATGACAAAGCCACCAGACTCCCAAGCTTCATAGTCAATCCACAAGTATTCGTGCCCCTTCTTGGCAACGCCGGTAATTGTACCAAAGACCAAGCCAGTACGATTTGGCGAAGCGGAAAATTTGAAAACAACTGTGACTTCTCCGGTCGATCCGTTCCGGAACTCCGCGCCGAGGAAAAGCAGTTCTCCAGCGGCGAAGTTGCGGAAAGCAGCAACGTTGGTTTTGTACGTGAGATTGACCAGCGTCATGACATAAGCGAGCGTCAGTACACCCTTAGCCAATGTCTTTTCAATCTGGAATTCAAGCCCTGGAATCCCGATCTCTACACCCTTAACCCCGTTCTGATCGACATTGATCGCCGATCCATAGTTGGCCGCGCCTGAACCATAGATGCTCGTCGCATAAGATTGGGTGACAAGCTGAGTCTTGCCGAGCGTCGTGCCCGAGAAAGTCCACGTGAGCGGATCTGTTCCGTCATAGGCTCGGGACTCATACGAGAATACGATTTCCCATGCCTGGGGCGTAAGCGGCTTGGCTTTGGCGGCGACCATCACCATCTCGGGCTTTCCCATCGTCGCGGCAATCACCAGCGGGAATGGAGTACTCGGTAGGTCGACAGCAGCCTGGGTCGCGTCTTCGGCCTCGGTGTACCCAGTAACAATTGCGATGCGGTTCTGAGTGCGTTTGCCTCCCTTGAGATCGAAATCCATTTCGCGAGACTCGGCGGTCTCATCGATTGAGATTGGTAGATGCGTCCATGCACTCATTGTTGGCTAGCTCCCAAATACCAATGGTTGATTTTCGCCAGTGTTTTTCGCGATCTGCGTAAGTAGCTCGTTCGACTTGGCCGACTGATCTGCCATGCGATCGAGGGCAGATGTGGTGCTTCCGATCATTCCGGCAGCAAAGCCGGAGAAAGTCCCAGCGGTCTGAGTGGCGGTGGTCGATTTGACTTGCTCGACCGTTGGAATCTTGGGACGTTCGGGAGCAGGCTTCTCCTGTGCAAACTTGGACGTCTCAGCGGTCTTGGCTTGCTCGTCGGCAGTCTGTTGGATCGACTTGGTTTGATCAGCGAGATCCTTTCGGAGTTGCTCGATCTGCGAATCAAATCCGGTCAGCAGTTCCTTGTTCCGGTCGTCTCGTCCTTGCTTGGTCGCATCGGCCTGGGACTGGATACCACGGTTCATCTCGTTGGCGACACCGAGTCGGCCTTGGTTGGCTCGTTGGAGATCCTCGTTGCGTTTCGCGTTGGCATCGTCGAGCGACTGTTGCCGATTGTCGGCTCGCTTGTTCGCTTCGGTATCCATCTGCTTTGCAGCTCTTTCATAGTCGACCGACTTGTCGAAAAGCGAATACAGGTAAAGCAGCCTCTTGGCGATGAAATTGACGGTTTGGTCGAAGGTCCCTTGCAGCCAGGTGAAGACCGTTCCGAATCCGTTTTGAATGCCTGTTGGGATTCCGGCCATGACATTGATCAGGTGTGCCACAAACGAAACCGCACCCTGGGAAACCATGGAGGACAGATCCGTCCAAGCATTTTGGAGCTTCGTGATCATCGAAAGCCACCCCGCGTAGATGTCCCGCGTTGCGACACGGAAGACCAATTGCAGGCCGGTCATGGCGACTTGGCCAGCGGCTTGCCACTGGCCGGACATCAGAGCGGTCTTGATGGCGTCGAACACCGGCAGCACAATCGATTTGAGCTCGTTGAATTTGGCGACCAAGGAATTGACCATCTCTCCCCCCACTCCGGAGAAGTAGAGGAATGCTCCAGTGGCTGCGGTGACTCCGACGATCACCAGACCGATCGGGGAAACCATGGCGGTGATCAGTCCGACGATCATGCCGAACACCGTGGCGATCGCTCCACCGATCGCAGCCAGGCCGGTCATGGCCACCGAGGCGACGGCCGCAGCTCCACCGAGTGCGAATAGGCCAGCGAGCAGGCCAGCTCCGACCGCAGTCCATTTGGCGATCGTCACGATCAACTCTTGGTTCTCGCCGATGAACTTACTGACGCTCGAGACCACACTGATGATTCGTTCGCCAACTGCGGTCAGCAGCGGCGCGAGGGCCGAACCGATTCTGGTTTGCAGGCCACCGATCACGCCGAGCAATCGATCGAACACATCGCCGAGCTTAGCGGCAGCGGCAGCATCCTCGCCGGACATGGTTTGCCCAAGGTCCGTGGCATCCTGTTGGAGCTTGCGAATTTCCTCAGCACCTCCGGAAAGCATGGGGACCAGGTCTGCACCGGCTTTGCCAAAGTACTCCATGGCGGCAGCACTTTTCAACGCCGGATCCTGGATCAGCGACAGCTTGTCGGCGATCGCGAGGAATTGCTCATCGGGCGACATCTTTGCAAGGTCATCGACACTCAAGCCCAGAGCGTTGAATTTTTCAGCGGCACCAGGCACCCCGGCCACCGCGTCGGCAATCCCGACTTGCATCTTGCGGACGGCTTTCTCGAGGGTGCCTACATCGGTACCGGAGAGCTTTGCAGCATAGCCGAGCGAGGAAACCGCTTCGGCACTCATGCCAGTTCTCTGGGCCATGTCGTCGACCGCACCGCCAGCGTCGGCGAAATTCTTCGCCAGTGCGACAAGGCCAGTCACAGCGACCGAGCCAGCGATCGCAGCAGGTAGGCTAAGTACGCTCTTGGAAAAGCCGGACAATGCACCTTGGGCACCAGCGAATCCTTTTCCGATTCCGGTGCCCATGGTCGTCGCGACGCCTTTGAGCCGTGCCATCGCGGCTTGGACTTGGGCCATTCCTTTATCAAAAGACCCCTGTTTGGTGGCAATCTCGACGTAAGCTTGACCAGCCTTGATGTTACTTGCCATGGTACTACCTCACCGCTGCGATCGAGTTCTTGAACAGCTCGGGGAAATTGGGGGCTTCGGCCTCGAGCGCAGGACGCATGAAGGGCCGCTTGGGGTACCGAGCTCGGCGACGGCGAGTCTCGAATCGATACCCAGGCCGCTCGTCATACCTTCGACGGCCGTCGACCCGTCGCCAGTTGGCCGGTTCGCCCTCTCCCTCGATGGAAGCGTATCGGTACTCCCGAATGATCGCAGTCTCGCCCCGTTCATGCAGACCGGCCACGGTGCTCGTGACCGACTCGATCGTGAAGTTGACTTGGTTCAGTTGCACTGGGCCGACGATCGTCGATTCGCTTTGGGGCTGGTAGGCGAACAGGATCGTCTTGAGCGAGTGCGTGTTGGGCGAGTGAGCCGAAGGTGGAGAGCCAGGTGCCGAAGCGGACTTTCGCCGACGCATCGACGAGCGAGCTCGCTTGCGAACGAAAGCACCGGCCTTTGAAAGGACTTTGCGTTTCGCTTTTTTCAGCGAGGCAATCACTTTGGGGCGGTCGAAGAAAGCTTCGCGGACTTTGAATGTCACATTCATGGCGTGAATTTCTCCAGGGCCACGAACGGATCCTCGTAGTACACTCGAGTCAGTTCGACGCCGGCCGCATTGTGGACAGCGACCGAGTATCGATACTCTCCGGGCACCAGTCCGCCCGAGGTCGCTCGAGGCATCTCGCAGGTGAGCGACCATTTCCCCGATCCGATGTCCGCAGCGGTGCCAGTGACGGCGAATGGATGAGTCCCGTTGGTGCCACCGAAGTGGACCGTGACAGCACCGACCGACATGCCTGGAATCGCAGAGATCGTCCAGACGAATGCGGTACCGTGGGCCACAAGGTAATCATCGCCGATGACGATCTGATCGACGGTGCCTTTGGCGGTGACTGGGCCAGCATAAGACACCTTGCCCGATTGGATCGTGTTGGTTTTGGCCGCGATCACATTCTCAAGCGACAGGTAGCGGGAGTGCTCGACGGGGATCACCTGGACATTCGCTGTTGCGGACTCGGGAAAGAAGTCTGCGGTGGTTCCGTTGTTCTCTGCTGCGGTGACATCAAAAAGGTAGTAGCCGTCCTCCATCTCGGTTGGATTGGTATCCGCAAGCGCAGCACGAGCACCGCCGTCGAGAGAGACTCGGCAAGTGATCTGCGCAGCACCGCCAGTCACCGGAGCATTGGTCGTCCGGTCAAACGCGAATACTTTCAGCGTGCCTGCGGTGTTGCGGTACATAGTTGGGATTCCTATTGGGTCGTCAATGGGCCAATTGGCTTAGATTAGGTCAGCGTCAGAACACCGTTGGCCTGGTCAAAGTCCACCGTGAGCGTTTCACCGGAGGCCAGCGTAATGCTCGATCCGTAGTCGAACCAACCAATGAGCGGGTCGCCTGCGGCAGTGTCGTTGTAGAGGACGACATAGCGAAACGGACCCACCGAACCACCCGTGGCAGTCAGCACCAGGTCAGCACAAGTGAGCTTGTAGACTCCACCCGTCTGGGCGCTCGATGATGTCGTGACATTGCGAGCACTGAGGTTGGTGTACGTGATCTCGGTAAGGTCAGCCAGGACCGAGTTTCCAGCGACCGGTGCGGTGTTGGTCAGAGCGATCCGCAGTTGGTTCGATCCGAGGTTATGGACACCCTCGGCGACATTTTCGGCGAATGCGTTGAACTTGTTAAAAGTAGCCATCTATCGAGATCCTCCGAGCAAAAACAGGTAGTAGTAGGGAGCAGCACCACCGGTGCCGGGTGCGCCAGTTCGAAGATTGACGGGACTTGCGACCAGGACGTATTGACCCGTCCCAGCCTCTAGGACTCGACTGCGCAGGAATCCTGCATCGAGACCACTGGCCAAATAAGCGGCGGTGTCCGCAGAGATCCGGCGGCTAGCGAGGAACCCAGCGGCATTTCCGTCGAGTGTGTAGGCCGCAGCTCCTGCGTCGAGCAGTCTGCCGAGTAGCGTTGCTGCATCGGTGCCAGAGTAGGCGTAGGACCCCTGGTCCGCATTGAGCAACCGCGATGTGAGCAGCGGAGTCGTTTGGCCCGACAGCAAAAGGCTACCGGTGTCCGCTGGTAACACTCGGCCGTACAGCAGCGGGATCGGTTGGCCGGAGAGAACGTAAGAACCAGATTCTGCGAGGATCGAAAAAGCAGCGGCTAATTGTGCGTAATAAGATCGTCGTCTCGGTGGTTGCATGAGCATGCCACCGCCCCGACCTTGCTCGTAGAGAAAACGGACTTCGTTGGGGGTTGAAGCTGCGTTAAACATGCAAAAATCATCTGCTAAGCCATTCAGATAACTCGCTGTAGCTATCCGCCCACCGATCGCAAAATCGAACATTGTCGAAAAGTTCGCTGCACTTGTTCCAGTCGTGGTCCCTTGCAAGGAGCCGTCTAAATACGCTGCAATTGTGTTGCTGCCATTGAATGTTAAAGCGATGTGCTGCCATCGGTCCAGAGACAAGCCTGTTAAAGTTCGATCAAAGCCCCAAACACCGATCGTCGCTGTCGTCGCGGTAAAATTGAAACAGTAGAAACCATTTTCGCAAAAGTAAGCAGCACCACCAGACGCGCGACGGTAAACCCAAATTGACCAAGTCCCTGCAAAGCCAGTCGGCCCGACTCGCAGTGAAGCTGGCATACGCACAAAATTGTTCGTTCCGTTGAAATTTATTGCCAGCTTGTCAGGACTTGCAACATACGCATTATTGCTGTTGTTCGCAAAGTTGGTCAGCACGCCGTGATTCCCGAAACCACTTGTGTCCGGCAGTTGCAACCCGGTCGCACCAGAAAAAGACGGACACCACCGACCGACCATCCGGCTTTGCAGACTTTCCCATTCCGGCCCGTAGTACGCCAACATTAGGTGATGGTCTCTCCCTTGTCGACGATGGCCAGCAACTGCACGACGTAGGGGATGGACGAGTAGTTGACGAAGCGACACTCGTAAATGTCACCGCCAGGGATCCACACTCGGCGGACATCGGCGAGGTTGGTCACCGAGTTGGTATTGAGATTAAGAACGCGGTGATTTCGCTCGAGCGTCCAGGAGGTTGTCGCACCCGAAGCGATGCGGTTCCACTGGATCAGCGTTCCGACAGAGTTAAAAATGCAGACGGTGTCGCCGATAGCAAAGTTAGTCGAGGCGATGGCGATCGTATTCTGCGAGAGTGACACATCAGCAGTGAGTGCCCCGAGCAAAGCGGCAGTCGTTGGGCCTTGGCCGACCATGTCGAAAATGGTCGTTGGAACGATGTCCGTGTTATTGTCCGTCGGGCGGATCGCGAAGTATCCGGCGCGGGTCGGGGTGCCAGCGCTTCCACGGCCCATAAAACCGACGACCCAAGCCCCTGGCACGTTTCGCAAATCGAGCGTCGTCGAGGCGACGACAATGTTTCCCGTTGCCACGATTTGAGGCGTGATGAGCGTGGTGTAGTCGGGCGTGGTTTTCGTTACCAGGGATGGCATTACTTAGATTTCCTCGCTAGCTAGAAGCTCGATGTCTCGTCCTGTGATTGTGTCGGGCTGCTGGCCAGCGGCTAGCAGCGGAGCAGCTTGCTGAGGTGTGAGTCCCAGTCCATGCGGTTGCGGTGCCGTGAGAGCAGCACGGATGCTCGGGTCGCCAAAATCTGGCCGGGCATCCTCGGCGGCTTCGCGCGTCATGAACGAGACCATGAGCCCAATAATCGGATTGACGTACGCGACCGTTTGCAGCGCGGCAATGACCTCTCCGCCCATGGGCAGATTGTCGCGATAGACAGCGATGATCCCCATGAATGACAGCGGCAGCGATCGCGGAACTCTCGGCGCGATCTCGCAGCACCGAATCGCGCAGTCCCCATACCGGCCATCGGCCAGAGCTGCGGCAGCTTGCTGGTCGTTGGCAATCAATTGTCGAAGGGTCAATTGGTCAAGTTGCATCGGTTTTTGGTAGCGTCACATAGTGGACCGGGAGCCCGTCTCGCAAATTGTGCAGCTCGGCGCGGCTAATGCTCGGCGGAGGACTGTTGGTGCGGTACGGATGAAAATCAGTGCGTCTGTATGGGCGAGCTCGCTTCGGACTGTGGATGTTGGCTAGCAGGGTCATCAGGTCACTGGTGCGATCCCAGCGGTCTTTGTTGACCTCGCCGGACATCCACATCAGCTCTCGCAGTGTGTAGGGCCCTGGCTCGATCCCGATTCTCGCTGCTAGTCGGAGGATGGTTGGCCAGTACTCGGCGCGCTCTTCTGCATCGCTTTTTCGATCATCTGATCCAGACTCGTCAGTTGCTCCTGGATCCCCATCTCCAGCAGCCCCTTGTCCATGGCGTTGGTGATCCGAAGTGCCGTCTGATTCTGGAGTGCCTTTCCTGCCTCGAGGATTCGCCGAGCGGTGGCCCGGCGATTGGACTCCGGGAGGAATTCCACCAGTGCTTCCTCAAATGCGGTGACGGCGTGGCCGAGAGCATCGCCAGCGAGTGAACGTCCGAACAGCTCGGCAGTGACCCCGATTTTCTCAGCGACGGGTCGGCAGATTTCGTAGATCACATCGATCGTCAACACGATGTCGGAAGTGAGCCGTTCGATCGTTTCGGGGTCCGCCAGTGCCCTGGCAAGATCGATCGAAAATACAGTGCGGACGCGACGGATGACGTCGACATCAATGCGAAGATCCCAAGAGCGGGATTCGCAATCCTTGAAACTGGGCATGGTCGAGTTGCCTTCGTTGGGATTGGAGTTATCGAAGAAAACGGATCGTTCGGATTGCACCCCGAACGATGGTAAATTGGGTGACGTTGTAATCGTCGTGCTTAAATCGCTTCGCAGGATCCGAGTAGACCCAGGAAGCGACCACGATGTTGTTCTTGTCCTGTGAAATCACACGGCCGTAAACCGTGAATTCTAAGGGCCCTTGCGACGATTCCCCATGGTCCAGGAAATCGATCGCTACTTCGTTGCCTTTGCGGACTCTCGGAAGTGGCATGGCCGACTCCGCTTGGGTGGAACGATCAGTGATTCAAACGGACTAGGCCGACGGTGCGACAATCAACCAAGCTGGATCAACCAGGACGGCTGGAGTCCCAACCCTGACTCGGGACAACGCAACGGCGACATCGATCTTCATGTTCCCTTCAAGCGGTTGATCGATGGGGAATTCCATGATCTCGCCGGGCAGCGTGAGCCCCTGCGATCCGGCTGGGCCAGGAGTCGCGATCAGGTTGTCCATGATCGCCCAGTGCCAGACGGTTTTGTTCAAGAACGCGGTCCGCATGGCGGTGAAAATTGCATCGTCTGGGTCTGCGTTGTAAAGCAGCGAGAAATTCAGACCGACCTCGATGGTCCCGGAAATCGCAGCCTTGTAGAGGCTGGCTCGCGAGGTGATGTCGATCTTCGTCTTGTTCAGGGTGATGTTCAGGTCCTGGACTTCGGTGACGAGCGTGGGTGTGGTGACACTGAACGTCGCGGCGACCGCAGTCTGGTAGTAAAGCTTGCACTCGATGCCAGCTCGTGGTCCTTTTCGGCTCATGTCGATTCCTTTTTAGGTGCGGTAGTAGACAGTGATCACGCTGCGAAAAGCACCGTGTTGCTCCAGTGCCTGGACGTCGTACAGGCTGACTTCGGACCTCGACCACACTCCCCCGTCGATCGTGGCCGTGGCCAGTGCTTCGTCGAGCTCGTGAGTCAGGTCCAACAGTTGTGCGAATCGCTCGGAGTCTTTGGCCGCTGTCTGGATGACGGCGATTTGGACTCCGAATTCAAACTCCCGGGTTGAGCGGGAAATCTTGGTCGAAGTGTTTTGCCTCGGTGCGACGACGATCCGTAGATCCTTCAGGTCTGCGACTTCGAACCTTGGCAAGTAATCGACTTTGAACGTATCGCCATCGATCGCGGAATTGGTTTCCGGATCGACGACTGCGGCGGCTGCGAGCGCTTCGACAACGTCGGCGAGTAGTTGACGAATCGGGCTCATTGCTGCTTCGTGTGGATCCGCATTAGGTGGTCTCCATTACCTGAGAACCGCCAGACTGGGTCGCCTGGTACGGATCGTACGATAAAGGTCTTGCCATCGTCGACAATTCGGTCGTCGTCCTCTGGGTCACCATCAAAAGGCCATTCGGTCTTGGCTACTAGGTAGTCTCGACTGACGGTCCGATGGATGATGCCTTCGGTGTCTGAGGCTTCGAAGGGAGTCGATCCCCGCGTGGCCTTGATTGGTTTCTGGATCTTTCGTTTGATGTACAGGACATCAACCGCAGTGTGTTTGGTCATCGAATCGGCAAGGTGAGCGGTCCCAGTCTCAAGCATCCCCATGGGCTATTCCTTTGGGGCCTTGGGTGGCTTGGGTGGAACCAGCACGAACACTTTGACCGACGTCTGGGCGGCTGCGTCCTTGAGTCTCTGGACTGCCTCATCGCCCATGGCTTTGAGGAATTCCTTGGCCCAACTGACGGAAGCTTTCCCAGGTTGCAAGGCGAGAGTGAACCCGCTTCGCGTGATTTTCGTTTTGCCGGACTTGCGAAGCTCGGCTTCGAGTTGTTCTTCTATCTGGCCTTGCCGATCCTTGATGGTCGTGAGTTCTCGCTGCATGGCGGATCGCCTTGCTTCGAGATCAGACCATTCTTTAAGATCGGCTTCTTTGATGGCCATGGTGGTTGGTTAGACTGCGGCTCGGTTCAGGTCGATGTCCACCGTCAGTGCTCCGTCCGCACCAGCGGCAGCGGTGCGACCGAGCAGGATGTTTCCTGCATCAGCAGCGCCCGACGCCTTGGCGGTGACGAGCTGCGTCGCAGTGGCGATCTGGACTCGGGCTCCAGCAGCGAGCACGGTGCCCGATGCCTTGTCGCAAGTCACGATTCCAACGACGCGAGCGTTGCCAACCTTGCCGGACTTCACGCCGGCGAGGCCTTCGACGATCCCGGCCAGGCCGTCAGCGGTCTGTACGATGGCGCCGTTGGCAGTGTCAGCACTGGCGGTGAATCGGCGGAAGTCGGTTTCTTGCTTGAAAGTTGCCATGGTTTCTTTTGTGTGAAGAGGGGAGTGTGGTTACTCAGGACTTAGCTCTGGGAGCGACTTGCTCGTCGAGCGGGTTTGGTCGGCTTAGGTGGCGCTTCGACCACGACAGGCTGCTCGGCTGGTTGCTCCGATGGCTGCTCGTCCTGCGGTTCGTCCGATTCGTCCGATTCGTCTTGGTCTGGATCTTCGCTAGGAGGATCAGACTCGACAGGCTCTTGGGATGCCTTGGAAGGCTTGGACGATTTAACCTCTACGCCCCAGCCTCGCTGGATGATCGACTCGGCACTGATGGCCGTGCCGTTGGTTTCGATCTCGCCTTCGAGCGTCTTGCCGTCAAAAACTACAGGCTGGAAAAGTTTGATTCGCATTGGTTTAATCGAGAGTTGAGGGAGGTAAACAACGGCAGAGCCGAAACTCTGCCGAAAGGAATCGATGACTAGCCCATGGTCGGGCCACTAAGACTAGGCCGCGAAGCGTTGCATCGCTCGGAAGTCGAGCGCGTTGACTCCGATGTAGTGCTTCACATCGATGACCACACCGAACTCACCACCGGTCAGGGTCTCGGTTCGGACCACAGGAACTCGGCCAGCACCTTGGAGGTAGTTGACTTCGATCGTGCGTCCGTCCTTGGAAATGCCGTAGTACGTGGTGTCCGAACCGGCGATCGCTTGCTCGGTGACTGGGTGAACCAATCCATTCGAGAACCGAGCGTCGGTCACAGGGGTGATGCCATACTTCTTGATCGGGTTGAGCTCACCGGACCCGCTGTCGTTCGACAAATTGGCCGAGTAGCAAAGTTGGATCGCCAAGTCCATCAGATCAGGAGGCACAACCAAGTGCGTCATCTTGAGGTTGAGCGTAGCGTCGCCGTCTTTGACCTTGAGCAAACGTGCGATCATTTCACTCAGGGTCGCACGAGCCAGGGCCTTACCCGTCGCGGCGTTCCCGTCGGTGCTGTTGAACAAATTGCGAGCGGTCTGCGCGAGGGTCGGGTTGCTCATGAGCAAGGCGGCGACGAGGTCAGGACGCAGACGTCCAGCAGCGCGGCCGAAATCTTGCGGCGTGTCTTTGAGCTTCTGGAAGTTGTCGCCGAACATGTCCGCTTCGTCGATCTTCAATTGCTCGCTGAATCGTCCGACTTGAGCCTTTTCAGTCAACACACGGCGGTTGCCATGGCTGGCTTTTCCACCGACTGGGTGGTGCTTCAAATTCGGAGCGGCTTGCATCCGGTTGTTGTTGTGCTCCTCAAGGTCAGGACGCTCGCTTTCGCTGCAAATCCCTTGCGAGAAGTCATCGACCTCGGCGTAGCTTTCGAGCATCTTCGCACCGAGGGTCGCACCGAACAGAACGGCGACAGTCCCCGAGGAAAAGGACGCTTGGACCATGTCGATCCGGTTGGACGGGACATCGATCCCGCGAGCTTGGAGACCGAGCTTACAGGTCTCCGCAAGGGTCAAGTCTCGGTACTGATGGGCAAGGTCGCTGGTGCGTGCGCGGATTGGGTCGTTTGCACCGGCTTGCAGCCATCCAGGAAGCTTGGCTCGGACATCGCGATTCTCAAAACTGGACGAATCGAGCCGCATGCCAGCACGCAACATGACTCCACCCTGGATTGCTCCGAGGTCGATCGACGTTTGGCTAGCTCGCGAGTGGATCGCGGGGCCTCGTGGGCGAGAGTCCCGGGAGGCTTCGAGATCTTGATGGCGTCGAGCAAGCAGCTCGGTCTGATCGCCGGTAAGGCCGTTCTCGATGGCGTGGGCCGCCAGGTCGACGTTCTTGCCACCGACCATGACGGTTGGATTGCCGAACTTGGCACAAAGCGAAGTGACATCGCCGACTCGCTTGGTCTCAGCGGCCATCTGCGATCGGTAGGCGGTCAGATCCAAGGTGCTACCAGCGGTCAGATCGGGCGAGGCGGAAGAAGCAGCAGCGGTCGCAGGCTTGGCCATGTGTGGCTCCATTGGTTTGTTGGGGTCGGCGGCAGAAGCGTCAGGAGGTTGCGAACCCGCACCAGCGTCCGTGCTGGCAGGGTCCGCAGAGGATTCGAGGCTCTCGGCGTAGGAGACTTGCAGGGCGGCTTTGGCCTCGGGCGAAAGAGTTGCAGGATCGAGTCCAAGAGAGGTGCAATAGTCTTCAAAGGTCTTCATGTTTGATGTGGCCGAAGCGGCAATAGAGACAGAGGATTCTGGGTCTCCTGGAATCGTTACCAAGGAGACTTCTTTGAGTTGCGATCGCTTGACGACGAGAACAGGACCATCGAAAGTGCGTCCGTTGCACTGGAGGGTCTGGCCCTGCGGAATCGTGGAGTAAGTGAGGATTTTCACGCCGACCGATGGTCGCCAAGGAAATCCGTTTCTCGCTCCCGAGACAATCTCCTGCTGATCGACGGAGGGGACCGAGAACACTCCGGTGACGGAGAGTTTGGTCCCATCGTTAGCCACAGCAGTCAGATGGCCGACAGGCCTGGATTCGTCGTGGTCTCGATGCACTGGTCCGACCGGTGCGTCGAGGCCTGCTAAGTCAATCACCACCGGACCATTCCACTGGATTGCAAGCTTTGGGTGCATGACACCCCCGGTATAGGCAATCCCACTAAAACTGGGCAGCGCGTCAGGGGTGTTTGGATCTGCGGCTTGCAAGGCGATGGAGTCGCCACTGGTGCGCAGCTCAAGGGGTGCCTTGGCTGATGCGACAATGACGTTGGCGTCTTGTCGCTTGCGTTTCGTGGTGGCCCGGATCGATTTGCTCATGGGGACGAGACTACCACTCGCCCCCGAAAAACCGTCCAACAAGAGTTACAAATCAGCCTTCGCCCAGTCCGAGTCAGGAATGATCGTATAACTGGTCATCGCGACTTTCTCGGAGTTGCCGATCCATTTTGAAGCGGTCGCCAGTCCGAAGGCGGTGATCAGTTCCGTCTCTCGAGTGGCTCGCATCGAATGCCACGGCACCGGCCATGGATCGATTCCTGCCTTGCGGACAACCTCGAGGAATCGCTGTGTGATCCCCGAGTGCGAGAGGCTTGCGATCGTCGGCAGCAGTTCGACGCCTAGTGCTGGGAGCTCGGCAGCGATCTCACGGAAAAGCGGGATCTCTCGGACCATCCCTCGCTTGGTGTCTGTGATCTTGATCCGTTTTAGGGCCCGGTCGATCGATGCTTGCGTGAAGTCGCGAATCTCGCTGGAAATCCGCAGGCCTCCGAATCGAGACAGCACGATGACCAGCCGCAGCTCGGGATCGTCGCAGGCCTGGAGGACTCGCTCGATGGTCTCCACCGAAACGAATCTCTTTTCTCGCACCGAGACCGTGGTCTTGAGACGCTTGGCCGGATTGGCAACGATCCACCGATTGTCCTCGCACCAACGAAAGAAGGCCTTCCAGTCCTTGGCGATCTTGCCCCGGGTGGACGCCCCTTGCTCGAGCGCATCATAGACGGTGGCGATTTCCTCGGGAGACACGCCATCGATTCGCCGATCACCGCAGGCATCAGACAGCCAGGCCAGGGAGCGACCAACCGATTCGGCAGTCGATGTTGCCAGCAGATCTCGCTTGGCGTTGAGATACTCGTCGATCGCAGTGCGGACGGTGCGGATGGATCCGGTGATGCAAGTAAGCTTCGACTTGATTTCCTGGTCGAGCCGATCGAGCCACAGTGCTGTTTGCCTGGGGATCGGTAGATCTGCGGTCTGGGCGGCGATGATCTCGTCCACGTGTCGCTGAATGGCGACCGCTTCGGGCTCGGTGATGCGTCCGAGCCAGATGGAGCGACGTCCGGCAGCGGTGTAGACTCGGAGGCGATAGCCTTGCCGGGTCTTGGCCTCGTGCGTCAGCGAGCTCACGCTGGTTGCTCTTCGTACTCGGACACAAGATTGTTGATCGTGCTTTCCTTGAGTCCAAGCGACCCCAGGAACACTCTCGCTCGAGACGTCGTCCAGATTCCTTCCTCGATTTTACCGAGGGTATCCTCGATCGCTCGCCAGTTGCGGGTGAGCTGCAAACGAGACATGTTCGCGAACTCGCCGGTAGGAGCGGGTTGGCTCGCATCCGGCTCTGCAGCGCCCGTACCTTGGGCAGCAGCTCCAGGCACACCAGACGCACTTGGAGCACCAGGTGCAGCGCCTGCAGGAGCGGGGGGAGTGTCAGGATTCACCCAGCCTTCCTCGATAAGTTGCTGCGCGTGAGCCTCGGGGTCGAGGTTTTGTTCGATCAAGTACTGTTGACGAGTTTTGAGGCCGGCTCGGATCAGTTCGATGTTGACGTCTGCGATTTCCGCAGGATTCACATCTCGCTGTGGTGGCCATCGCCAAACCTTGGGAATCTCATCGGTCGGTTCGATCGCTGGCAAGTAGCCGTCCATAAGCAAGGCTTCATCGAGCCACCAACCGAAGATCCGGTCGAGTGCTTCGACTTCCCATTGCGAACGCTCGATTGCGTTGGATTCGTGGTAGGTCTGATGGTCTAGGCGTCCCGAGGAATAGTTGTATCCGGACGAATCCGCGAGGACCTTGTTCTTTGGCATGTGGACCGATCGAGCAATTTCGCCGAGTACTGCATTGCGAAACTCGGTGTAAGTTGTCACTGGTTGCTTTGGATCGAACTGGACCATTTCCCAGCCTTTGGGCAGGCTTGTCATCAGTCCTCGATCGATCTGCACGAAGTCAAACGGGTCGATGTCGTCAATCCCGTCGGACGCAGAGTCAAAGGCATTGGACTGGGTCTTGAGGATCGCCGAGAAGTCCGCAGCATTCTCGGCAGCGGTGATCACCGCCAGGGTGTACCGACGCAGCATGGCGAACAGGGGCAGAGCCGGAGTAAGCTCGGGGATGCCTCGCATCTGTCCAGGTCGCTCGGCGCGGAACAGGTGAATGATGTCGTCTGGGTCGACATCCTCCTTTTGGAATGCATCCAGCGGCCAGCGGTCCCCAGGGTGTCCTTTGAGGATGTGGTAGACCGTTGGATTTCCAAAGTCGTCGAACTCGATCCCATCGATCTTGTTTGGGAGACCGTCGGCGTAGTACGGGGTCGCAAGT